GGGACCTCTAGTCAAATCACTAGTATCGAATTCTGTCGAATGAAGCGGGATCATCCGCCCCCAGTGACCGTGCCACTGAGTTCACAACATCTCTTGATGTGTGCATATTGGTCTGTTAGATTACCCTCTGACCAGAGGGCCTGCCTATTGAGATAGGTGAGGAGTCAATCCTACTTAGGCACCCAGATGCGCGCTTACGCGCTTGGTGGATTTATCAGGTAATAATCGAGAGTGGGGCAACAAAGCCACCACAAACAATTAAAATCTGGTCCAGTCGCTGCATACGACGTAACCGTTATATTCTTGGTATTAGCCTCGTTAGCATTCTGCTTGACGAGGATCTCCAACAAACTACAATCCCGTGTGGAAAAGTCTGATGGGTTACCTTGCATATAAAAAGATGGGTCCGTGTACATAAAGTTCACGTGTGTCATCATTGGGTAATTCCAATTGATGCTACCATTGGTCAACGTATTTGTGTACGCAGCCCCCGCTGCTCCTGATGCGGGGTATGTTTGATTGAGAAATCGCGTATAAGCACTATGCGACTCTCCATCGTCAATCGTCGCGAGAGTACGGCCATTCCTCGAACTCGTGTGTGTGTTATCAGTAATGCGTTGCACTCTAACATCACCAACCGAAGATTGAAGATCACTAGCGATGTTCGCAATAAAGTTAACACCACCTGTTGCACCCCCATACATCAAAGAAACGTATGTAATAGGGTGTGTTGGAGAATAGGTAAAGAAACCATTCCCAGTGCCAATGAGAAGCGCAGCCGTTGACTCGCCCTGCCCATCATAACCATACATAGGTGGCAACCTATTATACGACTTCATGAAGTGTACAGCACGCGTACCATCCGCTGGCTTGACAGCAGTTACATCATACAATGAGTAACGGTGCAGCAAAGTCCGGAGTGAGACAATTCTCTCCCCAAAATTGAGACCATACCTTTCGGGATGATCTCCACTAGTATCACCAAAAGTGACCATACTAGCTTCAGTGTCGCGCACATCTCTCGATTGTACATCGAAAACTGTTGGTGGGGCAGCAGCACTCGAATCGGCAAGTGTCGATTTGGGGTTCGCGTATTCAACGTTCGCCCCATATACACTAATCTTGATGCCAATATTCTGTGGTGAAACTGGTGACATAAGAGGGGTAAGAACATGAATGGTAAACAATCCATTATCATAATCTCTCTCAGTTCCTAAAGACGAACTACCACTGTTCCAATTGATTGTTGAAACACCACGTGTTCTACACCACTCAGTTGCCTGGTGGAATGGAACTCTAAACAAAGCCTTATTATTCTCACCAATATCAAGAATGGTGGTAAAGGCTGAGTTCTCTGGTGCAGCTACCGTACCCCCATTTCCAATTGGGTCCCAGGTTATCTGGAGACGGCCTTTATGGAATTTGGTGCAGATTGCCTCTACCTCAAATACAATATCTCCTCTCCAATGCGTAAACATCATGCCGAGGTACGATAATGTACTATGGTATACTCTGATGGCCCTGTTAGAGCCACCTGAGTTCTGAATATACAACCGACCAAATAAACCGGGGTTCACTCTAGCAATCCAGACGGCTTTGCCCACCGCATCACTTGTTGACCACGTTACCATAGGTAATGTGCTCTTCTTGCTTGCAATGTGTGCAATAGCCATCTCATCGGTATCTCCCAAACCGTGAAGTGAGGGATCTATCGATAATTCTTGCTTCGGATCAAGAGCGAGTTTTTGTACTGGTGTACCAATCTCACTCGAAGCCAAATGCACACCTCCGACGGGTACTACAGCTTGAACATCATCAATAACCGGAACATTGGTAAAACCAAAGAGACCTGCTATAGATGATAAAGCACCTGCACCAATTGAGGTTGCCTTAGCAAACTTCCCTATGACGGGAACACTCTCGAATTTCGCAGCTGCAGAGGCAACTGCTCGAGCGGGGGCAGATATGCTTCCATCGTACTCATCCTTCGCTTGAAGAGTGAGCTCGTTTGTAGAGCCTGCCAATTCGACGTCCTCCATCCATGCATATGTATTAATACTAATGCTTGGTGACCCTGTAGCCGAAGCTACCGTGAGTGGGAAGGCGACGAAATAGTTCAATGTCCCCATAGTTCTCACATCACTTGCAGCCTGTAACGGGAGCCAATTTGTGTGACGGAAGAATGGTACATGGATTTCTCCCCCTGCATTATCAGCGGGTGATAGCCATACACCTGGTAGTTGACTATACGGTGTAATCAACCACGAGTCAGTGAACGGGTTGGTGCGCACTTTAGACTTGCGCGATCCATTATTTGCAGTATTGACATTAGGTTCATACGAAACACGCATACTACCATAGTGAAATGGTGTAGCGTTAATAATCACCTTAATGCACAACTTTGCTCGAAGAAAAGCATAATTGTTCAATTTATTGCGAATTAACGGATTGTTCAAAAACAGATACCATGGCTCAATAACTGTACCACTTGTACCAGCCGTGGTACTTGTGGACCAGGAACGAGTATCAATGAGGGTAGGACGCTTCAAGAACTGCCCAAGATCTGTGTTCGAGGTCGCTCCCATAGATGCAATGGAACTGATTCCAGTTTCCACGGAATCAATTTGTCCAGCAGAATCATCTACGAAAGTGACGACTTCTGAAGTCATGACACTATCAACACGGGTTGGTAGGTCTACGACATCTGAAGATTGCAATGTTAAGAAATTAATAATCTCCTCATGGGTTTTCTCTGACCCAGAAGGAGTGACAGTTCTATCTGCGACTGTCTCAGCAGTCCCGTTTTCACGGACGGGATCCTTTACAATGCTGTTTGCAAACCAGGTATCATAACGGAGGGGTGGTTCATTCCCTTCGTCGTTGTCAATTGTCACATTGACTGGGGCCTGAGGACCCAAAAATCGCGCCACCAACTGATCATACGTTGGCAACGGCTGCGGTGCAGCGTAAAAAGAATAAGGCTCCTTGCGGAGTAACTCATTGAAAAACTCATGTTTTTCTTGAAAAATTTCCTTACCATGGAAGAAGTACTCATTGTTTGCAGAGGTGATTACCTGATGCATTTGAGCATATTCATCAATGGCGCCGGAGGGCGTCCACACTGTAAGAGACTTGATGATCGAGTCTTCCTCTAGGGGACAAGTGTAGTTGGACACGTCCTCACACCACTTCCATGATCGTTTCAGAAAAGAAACATCGTCAATATGGATGTAAGGCACACTCTTGCCGGTTTTATCCGCCATAGTGTAGGTTAGTCCAATGTCGGCCAACGCCGACTGAATTGTGGTATGGTTGTACCACGGAGCATTCACGCTAACTCCAAAAACGTTGTCGTCACCATAAGTGGTGGCCGCAACATTTTCCTTAAAAGTCTCTACCTCTTCCAATGGATTAAGGACTCTATAGGCATAACGGAGATATAATGAATTGACGAGTGAATTGAGAATAACAGTCAGGGGTTGGCCTGAAGGATTACTTCCAAAAAACTCAAAGAGATCACCATTCACATTACATACTGGAAACGCAATGTCTTCAGCAATGCATGCAATGGTGCGCAGGCGAGTCTCATCAGCTCCCGATTTTCTGTAAACCCCGATAATAATATCAAAGGCTTCCAAAATGAATTCGGCGATCATTTCCTTATCAAAGAATTTATAATCACCTGCAACCATACGTTCCTCACCAAATGTCGTCAGATGGTCACGCAACGACCCCCATGCTGGGGATTGTGCTGGAAGACCAACGGAACACTCAAACAGCGTGGGATTACGCTGTAAGAGACGCACAAAGGGCAATAATTGTTTCCTAACAACTATACCCCATGGTAAGGGCCCACCCATAAAAAGGCGGGTCTTCTTGATCAGAATCTTCTTCCAAGGTTGAGCCTCATCCTTGAGACAACCGAAAAAGATCGCGTTGACACGGTTTCCAAGTGCGTATTCATCCTCGATGAATCGCACAATATCCCAAACCTCCTTCTCAAAAGTTACCCCCTCAGGGTATTCTTCTGTGATGTCATCGACAAGAAACTGCTTTTTGGTTTTACACCACGGAAATCCCATAGAAGTGTTAGTATTGAGTTTATCAATATACTTCACCCCAGGAATTCCATTCACTGCTGCTCTATCTGACAAAACAACTAGTTCACCTAGTTGATCAGAATCGAGTCCAGCAAGAATATCAGCAAGAAATGCTTTAGAACATTCTCTCAAAATGCGCCGGTCAAAAATCGACTTCGGCCTTACCATTGTGATAAGATTGTTACGCCACGGTTCCCATCCCGACATCGCGGGTGGTCCGTATTCTACTTCGCGCTCATAATGCGCTAGCATCTCTGCTTGTAGTGGTGTGGCACACACCTTGCTCTTCGGCTTTGGTCTGAATCCAATAAAGGATCCATAAACTTTAGCCACTCCTCCATCAACATAGCGAACCATGCTTTTGTGGTGGAGCGCACCCAAGACGTGCTTACGTGACTCTACCTCCATAAGAGGCATAAATCCCGCTTGC